CATACCCAATCGGCAACGCGGGGATTTTTATGGCATTTGCTGCGTTTCGCATTTGATATACATTGGTTCCAAGGGCAGTAGCAGATGTGAATTGTATCGCTGCAGTCGTGCCTTTTATCCACCCTTCCCACGTCCCATCGTTGTATTTGTCGATCTCCCAGCCACTTTGACTGATGTGGTCGATGATATATTTCTTTGACAATCCGTCGAGGATCTCTCGTATTTTCGATACGCCTTTAAAGAGCGTGTCTACGCCCGTGATATTAATGCCATCAAGCCTTACGCGGTACATTGGCATTTCATGCAGGCTTGCGCCGTTCCGGATATTCCCCGTCGTAATTTCAGGGTCTTCCCCATCGTTTACGCCTTGCACAATAGCAAAATCAACGGATTCTATATCGCCGGAATCAATTGTGTATCGTGCGATAATAATGTCGTTTCGCTGTACACCCTGCGCTCCATTGGCGATTGATAGCGCCGTCCGCTCACCTGCGGGTGTGATTGCGCGGCGGCCTTGCATTATCAACACACCATCGTTGAGCATGACCTCGCTTGCGCTGACAACATCTAATGCAAATTTGTTTCCGATATCAAACACATAGTCGCCATCGCCAAAAATCGCCATATTGGAGTCTGCGATCTGCTGTGACGTAATGTGATATTCGCCGGTATGTCCGTCTATAATTTTCATGTAGTCTCCTTTCCGATTCCGATTGATATACGTATTTCCGGCGCTTTGCCAGATTCAATGCGCAGGATTTTCCCTGTCACAGGCTCAGAGACATAAATTCCCGTATCAAAATCCCGGCCTCCGACAATATCCCCTATTGGATAGTCGTGATCGTCATAGCCAACCAGCTCGAAGCTGTTCCGGCTGCGCAGTTCGTTAAGCCTTTGAAGGCCTCCCTTTAGCAGCTCCGCCGCGTTCTCCGCGCTGGAATAGTCGTAGATGTCTGTACGCATTGCCTCGCCCGTGAAATACGGCGTGCCTCCCTGCTGGATCTTCCCGTCGCCCATGACATACAAATGGATCACCAGCCGGTTTTTAAGCTCGCCCTGCCCCAGGCAGATCAGGTGATTGACGCCGCCTGTATATCGGTTTACCCTGATCCCGCCGGACGTTGGGTTATCCTGCGAGTATTCATTGTCCTGCGAGTGGTCGACAATCGGTATGGCGTCCACGGTGACAGCAAAAATGTCGCCTGGTTGTACGCTGATGTCTATCCGGTATCCGACAGACGCTAATATTTTCCCGATTGTCGTCAGGGCGGTAGCATACCGATCCACAGTCCAGGATGATACGGATACGCCGAGTGCGCCGGAAGGAACGCCGAAATACGCCCGGCTGTCGGCCGCACCGACGATAAGCTGCCGAAGAATCGCGCGGATATCTCCAGACACTATAAGGTAGTCCTGCCCAGCCGGCGGCTCGATTACGCTTTTATCCAGCAGCCCGCGCCATGTAGTCCCCGAATACGTGACAGCGTTGTCGTTTGTAGCCGATTCTGTTTCCTCTACGATTCCACCCCATTCCGTTCCTGCAATGTATAGATACGTCCCGTCTTCCAGCCATATATCCCGCGCCAAGTTCTTTGCGATCTTGATTTCAAAATCGTTGCTCTTTCCGATCTCGAAATCAATGGTATCCGCACCCATAAGATAGGCGATATCTTCACGATATGGGTTTGCTACGATTATTTCCATGGCGGTTCGTCCCTATGCTCTATGATCGTTAAGTCTAAAAACGCGTTGCTTGATACGATGTGCCTGGGCGGCGGGATTGGGGCGAAAAATTTCCGCGATTTATCCCGCAGGTTCAAAACGCTTTCCATCGTGCCGTTGGCGTGTGTTTTAACGATTGACTTCGCGCGGCTGTTAATTGTGACCCATTCGCTCGCACCGAGTTCCAGCGGGCGCGCAGCATCCCCGATGGCGTAAGTGTTCATGCCGATGGTTATTATGGGATTTGTAACTGGCCCGAATATGACCATAACGAAATCGGCGGGAATGAATGAGGTTACTTCAACGGTATGCAATGGTTTTCCGGGAGTATAGTCGTAGGGATAGCCATACGGGTAATCCAATCCCCAGTCATGTTTGTAATTCTCATTGAATGCCGCGCTGAATCTGTAATGGATTTCCCGCGTCCACATCCCGTCAATAACTACAACCGTACAGTCATAAAACGCGACGCGCAGCCCTTTGCTCCACGTCGTTTTTTTGTTCGCTGTAATAAAGCAGCGGAGATAATCAGCGCCTACCATCAGCCTGCCCGGGATATTTTCCGCCACGTCAACGCCGATCACGGCGCTGAAATGATCTAACGCGCCCAGAAAATCATTCTGTGTTTCTGCATAAATCGCGACAGTAATATTTTTCGTCGCGAGCTGCTTATAAAAAGCGGTGACCTTCGCGCCCGTGTCTCGGTTTCCGACAGAATCATATTTCCATTCCCAGTCAAACAGGTTCTCACTTTGGATGACATAGGGCAGGTCCGAAAGGCTGATTTCAATGCCTTTGTGGTTTATGTATTTGACGAGCATGGGGATCATCACTGTACCGACCTTACAATGCGACCGAACTCACGATCATCGATCACGACGCTTTGCGGCATCTCGGAAAGTGCACGGGCCAGTTTGTTATAGTCGATCAAATCCTCTTTTTCGTTACCGCTCGTTGCAGTAGAATTTATATCCCACGATCCCGACAGATCGCCCAGCGCGCCGATCGCGAGCGCCGGGTTTAGCCGCGCCTGAAACTCATCCGTGATATCTCCGCTCAGGCTGCGGACATCCGCAAGCAGTTGGGGCGCCGCTTTCATCATCCCGATACTAATTCCGGGCGGGATAAATATCCCGATTACTTTTTCCATCACTGTCGACGGCGAGTGTGTTCCGAATGCGTTCTTGAATCCGTCGATAATCCCGCTTGCGAATCCCGTAATCTTTTCGCGCAGCCAGTCACCCATCGATGTGATCCCGTTCCATAACCCTTTGACGAGGTCCTTCCCAACATCAAATATTTTCTTTATGGCATCCGAGACTTTATTGGGGATTGAAGTGAAGGTTGTTTTTATCGTGTCCCACAGACTTGAAATCGCGTTTAGCACTTTCCCCGGAAGCTGTGCGAAAAATCCTTTGATCGCGTCGATGATCTGAGGCACCACATCGCGCGCTTTTAACGCCGTATCTGTGATCCACTGGCTAAAGTTTGTAAACGCATCTGTGAGAGCATCCCAAATTTCCCCCGGGAGCTCCGCGAAGAACGTGCCGATCGCCTCGATTATGGTCCATTGGATTTCCATCGCTTTTGTCCCCATATCGAGGATCCATTGACCAAAGTTTGTAAACGCATCCGTGAGAGCATCCCAAATTTTCCCCGGGAGCTCCGCGAAGAACGTGCCGATCGCCTCGATTATTTGCGGGCCGACTTCGGCGGCCGTAGTTGCCATGTCTACGATCCACCGGGCCAGCGTCCCGGCTGCCGTCCCAAGCGCGTATCCTATCATGTACGGAAGGTTCGTGAAGAAATCCGCAATCCTGCCTGGTAGTTCCGTGAAGAATGAGACGATATTTCCCCCGATGTTTTCGATCGCCCCCGGAATTCCTGTGAAAAAGTCCACGAATCCCTGAATGATCGCTTTTATTGTGTTGATAACTGCTGAGGCAACCGCCTTGATTCCATTCCAGATCCCATGCCAGAAGTTCCGGAACGCCTCGCTGTTGTTCCAGAGGTAGATGAACGCCGTGACAAGCGCGCCAATCGCTATGATGATCAGCCCTACAGGCCCCATTGCGAATTTAAGGGCTACCCCAAACGCTGTCGTTGCGGCCGTCGCAAACCCTGTGACTGCCGTATATGCAGTTTTGACGCCAGTCATGATTATGTTTGCAGCTGCTTCCGCGAGCATCCCCAATCTTAGCCCCAATAGTGTTGCTTTCCAAACAAGGCCTGCTGCATTTGCGGCTATCGTGGCTGCGTTATAAGCTATAATCAGCGCTGTAACAGTTCCAAGCACAGGCGCAAGCCAATATATATTATCTTTTACAAACTGCACAACGCGTCCTATAGTTTCTATGCCGGTTTGCACTCCGCTGATGATGTTTTGCACCAGGTTAAAGGCGAAACTCACAGCGGACGCAATCCCCAGAACGGCATATCCTATCCCCTGCGCAACGCCGGAGAATACACTGCTGAGCCCCGATAGGAAATCCGTTAGTTTCGGGCCCTCAACGCCGGAAAGCGCGCTGAATTTATCAGAGATATCTTTTATCGTATCGCTAAGCTGCTTTCCGGCCGGGCTGTTCGCGAAATCCTGTATCCCCTTCCGCACGCCATCGACAATCGCAATGACGGAAGCACCGACACCCAAAAATATATCGAAGATTTTTCCGATAATGTCTTTGAAAATCTCGCCCGGACTGGCAAACCCCTCGGCAGCGCCGGTAAGGTCTTCCAGCATTTTTGCGACCTGCCGGCCCGCGTCGCTGTCGCGGAACTCCGCGAATTTTTGCGCGACCATTCCGATAATATCCTGTACCCATGAGAACGCCGCGGAGATTTTGTCCGTCGCCAGGGAAATTATCTCGGCGATCGTCGGCATACCGTTAGCTTTCGCTGCCTCGTCGATCTTCTCCAGCATATTGGCAAGGCCGCGCGTTACCGCGGTTTTCATGTTGGTAAAATTCGTTCCGACCCCACCTGTCGCGTTCTTTGCCTGTTCCGCAAAATTCGGAAACCCTTCAAGCCCCGTTTTATTCATTTCGACGATCTTTTGCGTAAATCCATCGATTGGTTCTTTCCCACTGCGCAACGCATCGCCTAATTTTTCGACGCCGCCCTTCCCGTAGCCCATAGCCTGCGCGACTTGGTCAAGCTGTGCAGGCATGGCCTGTACCATGGCTTTCCAGGAAATCATGTCCATCTTCCCCGTGGAAAACGACTTGGTGAACATATACATCGCACTGGATTGCTCTTCCATCGACTTCCCGCCCGCCAAAACTGCGTTATTAAAACCGATGAAAAGATCGGTGGCCTTATCCACGTCGCCTGTCTTCGCTGTGAAGTTCTGAACGGCGGTGACTGCATCGTTCATTGTCGTTGGGATACCCTGTAAGGCAGGAGACAGCTTCTCTTTCATTACACGTGCGGCGACATCAGCGGAAATTCCGAAATTCTCCATAACTTTCGGGAAGTTCTGCAGCGTGTCGTAGCGCGATACGGCGTCCCCGATGCTGCCGGAAATAACGGACATTGCTTTTTGAGTGACAGACGAGACAACGCCCATGACGGCGCCCATAAAGCCGGATTTCATAAATCCACCGCCAGTTTTGTCGCCGAGCTCTTTCCCGCCGGACATCCCCGCTGCGCCCAGCGCGGAATTGATTCCTCCGGCCAGCCCCTTCGTCGATGGCAGTATATTGATATATGCATTTCCGATATCGGCAGCCATATCCTATCCCTATTTCCTCTTTATACTCAATGTTTCTTTCAAATCCTTGATCTCTATCGCTTTCTCATCACGCTCCGGCTCCCATAGCCGGATCCGCTTCGGCTTCCCTCTTCCTTTTTCCGCTTTCCTTGTCTTTGTCCAAAGCAGGAGGTTCACCGCATTGAAGATCTCCGTTTGCAAATGTTCCGATACTGTGTAGCGCGCCTGGTCGCCACACAGCGCAATCATTACCGCTCCGTGTTCCGGCAGGTTTGCGGCGCAAGCGGCTGCGTCGGAAACTGATACGCGTCCTGCTTCAACGTCGTCGAGACTGAATCCGAAGTACCTACGAAAGTCAGATCGGAGTGCCGGCTCGCATTCTCGTATAAGCGCTGCGAGCCGGACGAGTTTTTTAACGCTTCTCCCGCCGAATTGAAGAGCTTTGTGATAACGTCCATCATGGCTTCGTTTGACGGGTTTCCAGAAACGGGGTCAATCACCTTTGCAATCCCGTCCGCACCTCCAACCACAAATTCGTCGATGACGTCGTATGTGAACACCGGATTTTTTTGCGCTTCCGCAACGCAACGCATGAATTTGTATTCGTTAAACTTCTCATCGCGGATACCAAAGTTATGCCCGTTAATTGTTACAGTTATCATCCCTGCGCCCTCCTACTCTTCCGGCCCGATCGGCTCCGTGATCGGCGTTGCGATCGGCGTCGCGATATAGCGGTACGCGGTTTTCCCTTCATCGTCCGGAAGCGCCGTAATCGTCATATCGTAACCGATCGCGTCCCCGTCGGTGTAGGTAATATCCCCACGTTCGCCGAGCTTGCCGTTTGGGATCACAATCCGCTGGATGCGCCCGCTGTTGAGCAGCATTTCGATCACCCATGGATGTGCGCTTGCGTCCCCGGGCCCGCTCTTGATTGTAATGTTCCCGTTCCTGTCTTCTGTGACGTTTTCTGCGCCGTAGTACTCCTTGAGGACGGCGATATTTGTTTCGATGCACACAAATTGGAACGTTTCTCCATATTTGGTCTGCACGGTAAGTACCGTGGAGCCGCCCCAAGCCTTGATCTCCTCCTTGCTTTCATCACTCGCGTTGGTGACGCCGTCTTCCGACGCGTATCCGAGATTTTTAAACGCTTCGCTGAGCGGATCCACTGCGTTCATCGGTAGCGGCGTTCCAGTCGGCGCTACGAAAATCGCGCCCGTGGCTTTCGGCTTGCCGGTGCTTACGTTTGCGTTGTTGTTATTTTCCATAATTTATACCTCCCGATTGTTATAAAATGTGACGTCATACTCACCCTGATACCTGCCAGATATATGGTCCGGATCCGGGAAATTGTAGACTGTATCGCGTCGGATGCGTGTAACGCCGCCTATAGCGGCAGGCATGGACAGTATTGCTGTATCGACCCGATCCGCGAGTTCCGAGGCGTTGTAGCGCGTATCCGCCCATGATTGGACGGCTATATTCGCCGTGTCAATCACGTGGTTTGAGATACTTCCTCCGACCCGCTCGACGGTCACGAAAGACTCTGGGCGCTCCTCCGGCACGTCTGCATATACGGGAACATCTACCCTGCTTTCCAGATAGTTGATAATTTCGGCCTCGATGTTCATATCTTCACCGCGTTTTTTGCTTTCAGCAGCGCATTGCTACGCAGAACGCCTTTGAAGTATGCCCTGTCCGTGCCTGGCCGTACGAGACCCTTGGCGCGATCCGCCCTTACCGCGACGCTGCCCTCAAACTGCTCGCCGGAAATGCTTCGTGCAGTGCGGGCGATCCGCTGCGTGACATTGCTTACCAACGCGACCGTTCCCGGCGCTTTCAGCACCTCGTTTCGGATCCCGTTATAATTTGCGTAGAAGATTTTAGCCATTGACCGCCTCCACATTCACCGCCATGCACCAGTCCGTCGGACAAGCCGCTTTGTCGTAGTAACCTGGCTTTCCGATCACCTTGTACCGCTTCCCTCGGACTTCGATTTCCGCGCCGCGGAAGATCCCGGGATCGATCTCGTAGACATACGCCTTCGGAAAGAAGAGTTTCAGCCGCGCCCGCGTCCCATCCGGCCGGTTGCTGTCCTGCACGCCGGCCAGGTCGGCGCCGTCGAGCGGCTGCACCAGGACGTTTGACACCTGCGCTGTTATCGGCTCGCGCTGCTCCTGGTTAAACGCGTCCGCTCCGGCCGCGCCATCCTTATAAATGACTGTCACGGTTTCGCCGGTCATGCCGCGCCGCCCTCGCTTTCCACGCTCCGGTCTTTATGCGTCATTGGCGGGATTGTCCCGATCCGGACGCCGCCGAGGCCGAGCGTCTTTTTCTCCGCCCGCGTGAGGTAGAGATCCCCGTTCGGGTTTTGGAACGAATAGGATTCCGTAAAAGGGCCGGCCGTGTTGTTGTGCTGCGTGGCTCCGAGCGACGCCCAGGCGGGCGAGATCAGTACTCGGTGCACCATTGCGCAAGAGACTACGCGGTACGCGTCCGTGAGCGTACCCTCCGGATTTTCGGAGCCGCCCGCCCGGATGATGATCACCGCGGCGTCCGCGAGGAGGAGCTCCGCACGCGGCATATCCTCCTCGTTTACCACTCCATACCGGGCTATAAGGTCATCGACCGTCGCAAATATCATTCAGCGCCGTTCTCTTTATCGTCTTTGGGCTCTTCGGCGTCGGCATCCGCGAGGGCTTTGGCGTCGGCCGCGTCTGCTTCAGCTTCGGCCTTTTCGAGCAACGCCTTGAGTTTCCCCCCCGATGCCTTTTTCGGGTAGCTTACGCCGAGCGCATCCAGCTTCGCCATGCGGACGACTTCCGAGTCGATTCCGGCGCCATCCGCCTTTTTCGGCGCGTTCTCGGCCGGCGTGGTTCTTTCTCCGCCGGGCGCGTCCGCATACTCCCAGCCATTTTGCAGGTGGACCTTCACGTACGGCTCCGGCACGGTTGCGGAACGGTTCGTTTTCGGATGATACAGCAATATATTCTTTGCCATTTTTGCGCCCTCCTATTTCTCTTCTTCTGTTTGGATCCGCGCGAACCACTCAGGCACGAGGATTCCCCATCCGATGTATGCCTCCGAGCGAAGATACACCTGGTTGTGCCCCTTCAGGTCGCCGAGCGTTTTATCGTTGTCGGGATTGCCGTACGGGATGACCTCCAGCGTCATTTCTTTCGCGTAGCCCCAGCGGAACGCGCTCTCGAAATCGCCGAGAATGGCCAGATCCAACGATTCACCGAACGATACGGTCGGGTTCGCTGTCACTGGCAGTCCGTTAATGCTTCCGACGGTCTGACCCCACGCAAGTTCCGGATAGAGCCTCCGGCCTGTACTGTCGGTCTTTGTCGCAAGGGCAGACCGGAAACCGGGCGAGAACGCGGCGCCGGAAACATTGCCTTCCTGCGATTCGATCAGCATGATCGCCGTGTCCATGTCTGCGTCCGGATTGGCCGTAGCAATGACCTTCTGCGTCACGCCCGTATCGAAGCTGTTGCTTCCCACGACGGCAGACGCCGCGCCCGTACGCGGGTTGAGCCCGTGAAACGCCGCGATGTCGAGGCCCCTGGCAAGCTTGCGCCCGAACCCTTCCACAAACGACTGCAGGATCCCGAGCTGGAAATCCTCGTCAGCAGATAAGAACTCGTCCGTGATGCGCGTGCCGTACTCGAACTTGATCGGCACGACCGTCACTGGAGTGATCGTAACGCCGCCGTTGGTCTTTGCGCCGCTTTCCGCGACGATGTCGACCTCTGAGTCCATCGTGAACGTGAATTCCTTGCGTCCCGTAAATGCGATCGGCTCCGTCTGCGCGAGTGACGCGATCGAGGATTCCCCTTTCACGAGATTCACCATCCCGGGAATGAGCTCGGGCGGGAAAAGCGCTGTCCCTTTTTCAATAATCTGTGTCATAAATATCAACCTCCTCCTGGTTCAGTGGTAATTTGGCTCAACAGCTTTTTATATGGCGCTTTCTTTTCGTCGACGCCTTCGTCGCTGCCTGGGTTCCCGGTCTCGGTCTTAATGACCGGCCTGGTGGCCTTCGGCAGATTCTCCGCAATGATCGCGGCTTTTGCTTCGATCTCCTCTTTTGTGGATCCGCTGAGCAACGCATCCATGTCTTCAGGGATGCCTTTTTCTTTGCGGATTTCCGAGCGCCAGGAAGCTTCCTGCCTGCGCTTCCCTTCCGCTGCGACTTGCGCCTCCGCAGCAGTGAGCCTGTCAGTGAGCTTTTGAATTTCGCTTTTTTGCGATTCTTCCTGCGCGTCGTACTTTTCGGCCTTGCCCTTCAGTACGTCGTAATCGACATACTTCTCGCGTTCTTTTGCAAGACGCGATTCGACGGCTGTATTCAACTCTTCTTGGGTAAATGTTTTTTCCTGGTTGACGGATCCAGTACCTTGTCCCCCGGCGGGGGCGCCCTGCTCTTTTTGACCGGTAGCAGTTCCGATGTCTTTCTGTGTCATTTTCTGACCTCCTTATCATTGCACTCTGGATATCTCAATGTCAATCCCGAAACAGTGCCAAAGTGTGCCAACTTTTTCGGGATATCAAAAAGCCGCCACTTGGGGCGGCTTGGTGATCGTATAAAATATTTCCTAATAAAAAACCGCCCATAGGCGGTTAGTAACTTGTAATTCTTACGCCGTTATGCGCTCGGCGTCACATCACTATTATATCGCTTCGATTGTTCCAGTTGTCAACTGCAATCATTGTATCCACAGGTTGATCTGATTCTAAAATTGTTCCATCCGAATTCAATTCATAAAGAAATGCATATGTTTGATCTATGGATGTTTCATTATCACCTTCAAATGGATAACCTAATGCGTAATTGTCCCCAGAAGCGCTCCAAAACCCTGATGTTGGTCTGCATATATAATCCACAAGCGCCAACCCACACTTCTCCTCCGTTTCTCCATCCTCAATAGGGATATATTCGCCATGCGGCTGGATTCGGTCTTGTTGTATCCCGTCTCTTATTTTTTTTAATAGTTCAATACTCATTCTATTATCTCAACCATATTCTCAAATTTTATATCAGGCTTGAAATTTGCATTATCCATTCTGAAAAATTGTATTGAGTTTTGCTTTGCTTGATCAATACCATCATAATTTATTATACCAGACTGAGGATCAATAAAAATGATTTTTCCATTGATTTTTTCGGCAACATAGACGTGGCCAGGATCCTTAAGCTTAGAACCCACCCATCTTTGGCGTACCGCAAACCTTGCGCCATCTTCATATGTTTCGAGCGCCCTCAATAACGCCGCTTTATCCAGATAAAACTTTGACTGCGTAACATCAAACCAGTCTGCTGCCGTGCGAATCGCATTTCTGGCCGTTTGCCTGCTTTTAGCCGTCACGTTGAATCCCCGGCGCCTTAGTTCGTAAGCGGGGACACACCGCTGACAATTGTTTTTATACCCGCCTATATTTGATTTACCCAAAGCGTTTTTAATAGACATTGGAGCTCCTCTGCGAACTGTTTTCTCACCAATAGTGATATCCCGACTTCCTGTTTTGGCTTTAATTGGGTTTCCTTGTGTGTTAAACGCCGGCTTACGATCCGGTCGTTCTCCGATACCTTCGCCTTTCTCGGTAAGCTTGCTCAAATAATCCGGATCATACCCGTCGACATGGGCGTGTTTCGCGTCCTGCGCTGGCATCCATACGCAGTCACAGTAGTTGTGGTATTGCCAGAATTCCCGCGGCGCCGTTCTGCGATCGATAAATCCCAGGCTCGCAATCGAGACGCACCAGGGACAGGTGTAGGCTCCCGTGGGTATTCTCGCGAAGAGCGGCGCGTCTATTGTGATTTGCTCGCGGTATCCGCGCTTGACTCCGTGGTCAAGCGCTCCACGGAGATATGCGGCGCCGGCGTCACGCGACTGCAGCGCCTCCTGTATCGCCTTTCCAGTGATCGCCTTCCCCATTGCGTTGCCGTATACGTCGACGAGCGTCCGCAATGGAACTTCCTGCCGCTCTAGCACATCCAGCGCGATCGCCTGCGCGGCCGTCCCGTACTTTATCGTAAGATCCCCGAAGATCTCCTGCATGGCGGCGAAATACAGGGCGCGTTTTTCTGGCCCGCCGTCATACAGGCTTATAATCTTTGCGATCTCCTCATCAAGCTGCTTGCGCGCCGTGCTCGACAGTAGCTTCAGCTGGTTTGATATCTTTGTTGCGTCGTCGACTGTTTTTATCATTGCACACCTTCCGGCTGCGCCGGTGTCTGATTCTGCTCGTTATCCGCGACCTGCTGTGCAATCTCGCCGAACGTGCCTGCGGCTTTCGCACTGATACGCTGCGATTTCATGCGCATGATTTGATCTCCTGTATAGCCGAGTTCCTCCAGCACAACATCCGTTTCACCAAGCCACGGGATAGCGGTTACCTGCTTCATGAGCGCGTCGGACTGCGCAGCCATTGACAGGCGGGCGGGTGAACGAAAACGCGGCATTACCCCGAGCCATTTATCCGGCATATCCCAGATGCTTCTGCATTCCCCTTTGATTGCGAGCGCGATCAGTGCGATATTTTTCAACGCGTTCCCGTTTGTATCATTGAGCTTTTCGGCCTCCATGATTAAATCCTCTTTTGCCGCGTAGATCGCCTCCGCGCTGGTCGGATTGTCATGGATCACGCCGAGCGAGCTTATTGGAACGGACGTCTCGCCGGAAAATTCGGCGGCGAGGCTGCGCATCTGCTCGGTAAGCGGCGTCAGCTGCATCTGCGGGAGTTGTCCGTATACCGGCAAGTCCCCATTTTCGTCTCTGCCTATCCCGAAAATATTCCCGATATAAGCGTCCCATTTTGACTGCTTCCGAACCTTATCCTCCTCACCTCCAAGCAGGTACTTCTGCGGGGCGCTGAAAAACTCGGCGGCGATATCCATGCGCACTGCACAACGGATCGCTCTGTCGATGATACTCATTGATGCGCGGCTGATGCGCGACGTGCCGAACGGTTTCTCCAGTGTCGGCTTGTAGATCAGCGCTTCCATCAGCGGCCGACCGAAATTGTTTTCCGTTCGCGTCACTCTCCATGCTCGTCCGGCCAGGGAGCATTCAATCGTGTCTGTATCCGTATACAAGATCACCGCGGTCGGCGGTTTTAGTGTGATCGGCGCCTGGAGCAATCCGGATAAACTCGGTGTATCCGAGTATTTTGTAATCACGATACCGGCTTTGATGCGTTTTTTTCTCGAGTCCCATAGCGCCGCAGCGTTACGCGCAGAATAGGCACTTATAATCACGTGTGGTTCGTCTTCATCAGGATCTCCGGCGCTGACTGTCAAAAATGCGCAGCTGTTAGTCAGTTCTGACGTTGTGGTCTGTCGATAAAGATCGTAAAAATTATTTTCCCGCAGGACGCTCGTAAGGGGATCCTCAATCCTACCGGGATATGCAAACCCATCGAACCGCGATCTCACTGCCAATGCGTCAACCGCTTTCGCCCCCCATCCGCTACACACTTCCGTCAAACTCACGAGATTATTCGGGAGGCTTACTCCGAGATTTTTTGCGAGCACTTTCCCGTCATAATAACGGTTCCTTAGCAGATTGCGTGTTCTTTTCTTACCGCAAAGCTTCAGCAGTTCATCGATCAGTTTTGATTCTTCCGGCGTCAGTTCGTCACCTGTTGTTTTTGTTATAAGCATCTTTGTCCTCCTTACCACACATACTGTTTTTTCCGCTTCGGCAGCGGTTTCTTGTTCTTTGCCCAGTAAACGGCGAGCGCGGCCGCCTCGGACGCGATCAGTTGGCCTGTCCGGCTGATATATGAGAAGCCACCGCCTCCGCTTTTGGTCGTATATTTATCGAGCGACAGCAGCGACGCCTTGAGCGCTTCCTGTTCCGCGTGAAAGAACGCGCCGGACGCCATCAGCGTGTCCAGCAGCGCATTCGACGCGAGTTTGTCGCCCATCCGGCATATCTCGATGAGCTCCGGCTTGATAACCTTGCTCATTGTCGCATCGCCAATCATGTTCAGCGCGCCGGCACGGCCGTTTACGAGCAGTCCTGTAAACCCATCATGCTCCCGGAACCGCTTCGCAATCGTGATGATCTGCTCCATGCCCTTTTTTGCGTTCGCATAGTCGATCAATTCCGAGTAATACCATCCCTCTTTCATAAACGCTCCAAAGGCCGCCGACCAGGTCTCGCCATCCTGCGCGAAAGATATCCCGATCGCGTATCGTTCGCAGTTCTCCGGCGCCGGGCGCCTCTTCGTGATCCCCGCTTCCCATTGCTCCTTGCTGTATATCGTGCCCTTCGCACTTTTGTACCAGTAGCCTAGATGCTCACGCGCGAAGCCCTCGATGTCGATCGTCCGGAACGTCTGATAGTCCATCTCTATCACGCCCTTATTGATCCGGTAGTCCCACGCAGGATTTACGCGCCGCCACGTTTTTTCGCTTGCGATATCGTCCCTCTTCAAGTCCGTAACGCCCCATTCAAGATATACGTTCCCGGCGGTAAGCGACCCGCCATAAGCATGCCCGCGATATTCTTGAAAAACCACGCCATGCCCGCTGCGCGAACTGATCGGCGGCGTTCCCATCATGACGACGATGGCAGCTTCGCTGGCGGTAAGGATTGAAGATAACGACAGCCATTCGTCCTGATCCATTTCCTGCGCCTCATCGAGGACGATCCAGTCATAAGAGTCTCCTCGCTTTTTTACAGACGAACGGGAAGCGAAGTTGATCACGCCGCCATTGTCGAACTCGAACGCTTCTGATCCGCGCCCTCTTATAGTTTTGCAGCAGCGCAGCAGATCCGGGTATCTCGCGTTTTCAAACCATCGCGTCTGCAGCCGGCTATGCTGCATGATAGCAGCATCAACCTGATGCGCTGTATGGAGAATTCTCTTCCCTTGCACGGCGGCCGCATAGAACTCGATCACCTCAATAGCGCCATTCTTTCCGTTTTGGCGCGGTGCCGACAGCCCGAGTTGATGGCATCCGGATGCAAACGCCTGCTTTATGATCAGGCACTGCCATGGATCCGGAGTGAATCCGTAATTTTTTACAGTCTCAATCGCATATGTCCCGATTTTTCCGGTTTTTAGCATTCCGACCGTGAACGTCGGCTTCTGATTGTCCTGAAGCGTACTCATGGTTTCGGTTTTTCCTTATTATCGCGTTCACGTAGCTTTATGATCATGGATTCACCTGTTTCGGCAGCTTCCTTTTTTCGATGAGCATAGCCCAGTATGAACTGCTGCTGTACCTGCATGATTTTTACAACGGCGTTGATTGCTACCTCGCCACCTTCCTCGGCTTTTGGCATTAGTTTTTCGCTGAGATACGCAAGGCGCTCGACCGCGATCTTCGTTGCACACTGCGGATCTTGGATCTTAATTCCGTCGAAGATTTCTTTCAGCACCTTTTCAGCGCCAGCGCCAAATTCACGATATATTGTCGTGACGGATTTTCCCTGTATCATAGCGCCACGGATTGCCTCGACACGCTCAGCTTTGAGTTTTGCCTCTTTCGCGGGCGAAACACGCAATTCTGCTTCTGTCGGCTTTGGCGCCGCTTTCGCATTCTGCTTTTTCTTTGGATTCGCTTTCGCATTCTGCTTTTTCTTTGGATTCGCTTTCACGTCTGTTTCCTTTCCCGGCGTTTCACCGTTTCTCTTCACCATGACTCCCATTCCTCCGGCCTGATATCCGCGGCGGGCTTCTCCGGCGCCCGGACGGACGGCAGCTTGTCCGATTTTCTGCGGTTGCACTTCCGGTGGGTCAGCTGCAGGTTTTCGAGTGCGACCGGATCACCGCCTTTGCTCACCGGAATGATATGATCGATCGCCGCGCTCATCAGGTCGCTTGCCGGCAGCGTCTTATCTACAGGCTGCCCGCAGATCGCACAGACGTCTTCGTTCGCCAGCAGCTTCCGGCGGTTTCTCTCGTACTCCTGACGCGCCGCGGAAGTTGGATATCTGATCGTTTTGTCGCTTGCCATTTTTTCTCCTAAAAAACAAACCCCTTGGGGGTTTTTGGCTATTCACATGCGGGGTCCTGGATGGCCGGGGGCGGGGGGCTCCTCCCCTACCATCCAGACGCCGCCGGCACAAAGAAAAAGACATGCTTGCTTTTGCATGTCTTTTTCTTTCCTCGCGCGTTTATTATTTAATACTTGTTCTTATAAAACTTTGACACTAACAGTTTAACACAGTCTATAGTGCCAAAGTGTGCCAACTTTTTCGAAATACCGAAAATTATTCCGTCCGCTTTTCTTCCCGCTTTCTCTTTTCAATGAGATCCCGGAGCGTTGCGGGAAACGATGTATTGATTTTGTTGAGCGCTGATTCATGAATGCGCAGGCACGACCGCTTGCTGACGTAGGCGGAGTCGGCCGTATCCTGCCAGGACCTCCCCTCGATGTACCGCTCCCGGATAATCGTCCGCTCGGTTGGCGTCAGTCCCCTGATCATCGCCTCCACTATCCCGATCTCCTCCGTGATCCGGGAGATGGTACCCGTCAAGGCGGCATTCATATCGGCAAGTAGGGCGCCCGCCTCGGCCGTGGGATCTGCCTCCGGGTACCGCCGCGGATTCTTTACACGTCCGATTGTGTGTTCTTCCTGCAGATCGGCATGTTCGATGTAACAGCTGCCGGCGTCGTAATCGCTCGGCGATTTCCTGCAGTCGAGATTCCCGTTCGCCTCGCCAATGGCGCGCTGGAGCGCTTCAAGCTCGTGCGCAATCATTTTCACCGAGCGCAAATACTCTTTTGCCATATTCATGCAGCGACACCTTCCGCGTCCGCAAGCAGCGCGTCTATATCAAACTCGTACTGCGCGCCGCCTTTCAAGTTCTCACGGATCCACCTGAGCGTCCCGTCCGCGATCGGCTGGTGCTTGCGCTTTCGGTGATATGCCTTGATCGTGGAGACGATCAGCGGGAACGTGTCGCGAGCGGGAGGCGCGCCTCGCTCTACGATCAGCGGCTTTTCTGTGTACGCCTTGAACGCGCGGCCGGTAAATGGATTGATTCCCTCGAATATGCTGTCCTTGTCGATATAGAATCCTGGATGCGGCGTCGGGCAGTCGAGCTCCGCGTTCTTCACGGTGTCGCGGACCGGGAGCGGATCAACCAGATTCCTGCTGTGCGAGAATGCCCGCTTGTTCTTTTGGTAGTTCCTTATGTCTATGGCTTTCTCTTTGCCGAGATAGGTTGCGAGCACCGCGCTGTCCTCGCCGTCCTGATCGTAGATGTCCTTGCGGTTTATATCGCCATAGCCCCATAGCTCGCGCAGCTCCCCGGAACTCGGCCCGCCGTTTATGATGATATGCACATGATGGCGGCCGGACTCCCCGATCTCCGACACGTACAGGTATTTGAACGGCAAACCTCGGCGCTTGTACCATCTGCGCAGTCGGCGTAGGAACCGTTCGATCTGTTTCCTCGCCGCCGCGTTGTCTTTCGGAAGATGCTCATCGTTGCTCGTGCAGGTGATAAACCCGTCTCCGCACCCGAAGTTCGCACAGATCAGGCGCTGTATTTTCCGGATCATGTTCCGCTTGTTGACTTCAAGAACGGCCGCCGCGCTCGGCGACTGCTTCGGCGCACGGTTTCTCCGCGGCGCCGTGGGATACGCCGAGTGAATCTTTGAAAATATTACCGCTCCCGCGAGCGTCCATTCCTTGACAAGCATTTATTTTTCTTTCCTCAAATAATATGTGGTCGAGAAGATAATATGTACTACCAAGCCCAATGCTTCTATATAGAAGCGTTTCATTTATTATTTAGAATTCTGTTCCTCAAACGCGTCGATAGCCTTCAGGGTGACCGCCGCAACCTGTATCGCTTCGAGCGCGACGCTCTGTGCGACTTCCTTTATAACTGGAAGCTTCAGCGCGATGACCGAAGCCTCATTGGTTTTGATCGCGTCCCAATACTCTTGCACAGCCTTACCGAGTTTTTTTATATTGATCTCCGTTTCCTCCAGCTCTTCAAGCATGACAGCATAGGCTTCGTGCTGCGAAGCGTAATCCGGATGGCCGGCGCACGCGTAATCTTTCTCTTCCGATATCGCCTTGGCAAGCGACTGCTCTACCTTCCCTCGCGCTTTCTTTAGCGCAGTCTCCGGAAACATCGTGACCTGATCTTTACTCATTTTGTTTTGCCTCCTCTTCCTTCGGATGTAATTTATAGCCTCTTGATTTTGCCGCCGCTCTTGCAGCCTCCCTTGTCCTGTAATAGCCAGATCTCAACAATCTGTTCTTGGGATTATGCATAAACCAGTCTGTTTTATCGAGAATTACTTGATGGCTCAAATCAAACCCCACAGATCCAACAATATAAACTGGAGACCTTTGTGGGCAATCCTCCGGGCATGGGAATTCTTGATTTACCCTTGCCCAGTGTTTACAGTCCCCTTCTAAATATCTACAAATTTCAGAAAGGTAATAAATCGGCGTACCCAATGGTAGTGCTAAGGCGACCCAGTTTTCTACTTCTATACCTTTGTACTCCGCATATGTCTTCTTTGTCATTTATCTACCTCCTGTACCGCGCTCCGGGCGCGGGCGAGTTCTATATAATCCACTGTCGGCGCCGGGAGATCCAGCCGGATCAATATGTCCCGCAACAATGCAGCTTCAAGATCTGTCAGCGGTATGCCTTTTCCGGGTTTTTTCGCGTCGTCGAACCATGACCGGATATCCAGCTTCGGCGGATCCCCGTTCCAGGAAACGCGCCGGACTTCTATCCGGGTGCTCTTCTTTTCGGACAGAATCCCGATATACTCATCTACGCGGAATTCAAGCGCCATGATCTGTATCCTCCGTTTCACTCTTGTCCAAAATTTCCAGCGCCCATGATATATTTTCGCGCAATATGCATTCATAATCTCTGGAAAGTATCTGATTTTCGATAGCACTCAACTCATCGTAAAGCCTCGCTATGTGCCTCAGTATTTCGGCTTTTTTTATCGGCGCATTCGCTTTTTTTTCTTCAATGCTCGCAAGCATTCTCGCAAGATATCTCCGCGCTTCTATTCGCCCACCTGGCGTGTTGTTATATACGAAACGCGCGGTATTCTCCTTATTAATTGTCAGACGCGGCTTAATTGTTTTGTTTTGTGGTTTTGGCTTAGTCAATTAGACCCCCTCCGCATCCTCTTCTTTTTTGGCGACCAGCGTGTATAGCGGATGCGTGCCGTCCACGATCTGCCTCTCAACGTCGCTCATTTCATAGCCAAATTTTCCGAGGAATGCATAGACATCGGTCTGGCTGTAGTCACGCTTTTGAAAGAGCGCCCTGCCATCACCTCCCCAGCTTTTATGCCATACGTTTTCCTGATCATCGATCACCAGATAGACCATCAGAAATAAGCCGTGGATCCAGCCGCTTTGTACCTCTTCGACAAGCGTGCTGATCGGCGTATCCTCCTCTTCGTGCAGTTCACGTTTTTCCTCATCCCATTTGTATAGATCCGCAAAGATCTCGGTATTCGGTTCACCCGCAGAATACTCTTCAATATCCATGCAGCATATGGCGGCCTGAAATATCTCGTTCTTGTTCCGGTCCAAGGCACGCATGGGAACAGTACGTACGAACTCCAGACGCAGCGTATACATCTGCCTGCATATTTCGTCCAGTTTCGCGGCGCGATCGGCTGCGTCCGCTTTTTCCTGCTGCGCTTTCTTAACATCATCCGCCGTAATGCCGCTTTGCGAGAATTTCTCCATTTTATTGCCATATAAATACCACCGCGTGCCGCTTCCTTCTGTATAATAGACGGCCTCTGTCGGGATTTCATCCGCCTCCTGCTCCGCGTCGAAATCATCATCGATATCGATATGATGCTCTAATCTTGTGTATTTCCATGCTTCCTCGTTTTTCGGAAATGGTAATATCCCCTGGTTCTCTAAAAATGCACGGATTCGCGGCGCGTTCCGCTCCGCTGCTTCCTTCCTTATCCTCTCATTACACCAGTAATCAAAGTTTGGCGATCCGATATAGTCCAGTACAAATTTCTTGTTTTCCGGATCCGTGAGTTTTTCCAGTTTAATATAATCCCCAATCGTAGCGCCCTTGGCAATGCCCTTTTCAACGGCGTCTCTTGGCAGCTCCGCGATCTTTAAGCGGTGCCGCACCGTCGATTCGCTGAATCCCGTTTTTTCGACAATCTCCGGGATCGTGGCGCCGAGATCAATCATCATCTGAAATCCCGCCGCCTGCTCCGGGATCGTTAAATCAGCACGGGCAAGATTCTCGAGCAGCATGGTCCCGAGCTGTTCTTTCGGATCCATCTCCACGATGGCGCACGGGACAGTTTCCAGTCCCGCGAGTTTCGCTGCCGCAAGTCGCCGGTGGCCGATCACGATCCTATATATTCCGGTCCCGGCGAGCGGGACAACAGTTAGGTTCTGCAAGACCCCTCTCGCCTTGATGCTCTCGGCGAGCTCGGCGAGATCCCCGAGATTGTCCCCGCGCGGGTTGTCCGGATGCGGGCTCAAGTCTTTTACGCTTATTTCCTGTATCATTTTTGTTTCTCCTCTCTATTTTTCCGGTCGGCTTCCTGTTGCCGGGCAAATTCCTCGCGCTGCCGGCGCGCTACGGCGCCCGGATCGCTTTTGCTTTCCGGAAGCGGCTTCGGCCCTTGCTCGGCATAATTCCACTTCGTTTTCAGCGGCGGATTCACATCGATGGTCACAGCTTTTTTCCGGCAGTCCAAACAGCGCTTCGCCCGGCTTGCCTTGCCTGATGCCTCGAACTGTTTTCCGCAGATTATACAGGTCTTCATGACAACGCCCCCCCCCCCGATTTTTTTGCCGCCTTGCTTTCCACCTGCAAAAACGCGCTGCAGGTGACAATAAGCGGTGATTTTGGGTTCAAGCCATCAACGGAAACTGTCTGCGTGGTCGTGTATGCGCAAACATCATTTTTGATGCATGATTCACAATCAGGCTTTTTTAATGCGTACAAAATCGTTATTGTGCGGCCTCCTCTTCATATTTCCAGCGTAGCTCGATATCTGATTCGGAGTTTTTACTCCTCATGCCTACCAAGCCTCTCTATGCGCTCCATACGCCGAGCGTGTATGCTCTCTTTATACCTGTCGCGGATAACCTCCGCGAACGCGCAGCCGGCCACTCCGGCAACCGCGCCAATCCCAACACACACGATGCACATCAAAATGACGCGCGGTGTCTCCATCGTCAGCATTTTCCTACCTCCGTTTTATTTATTTCCGGTGCTATCCGCCGCCCCGAAAGATCATGAAAAGAGCGGGCTATGGCACCCGTAGAAAAGACGATCCTTACGGAGACCGCTGCCTCAAGCGGTCCGGGACGGCGGATAACGCCGGAAAATTTATAAACGTTGTTCATGCGAACATCCCTCTCTCTTTGAGCATCTCAAAGACATCCTCGACATGATATTTTCGATGGTTCCCGATTGGGATTTTTGGATAGCCTTTCATGATCTTGTTTACCTGGTCGCCATTCGTCCCGAGCAACAGAGCCACGCATCCGGTCGAAATAATATAAGCGTGGCTTTCGCCTTCATATTCGGTTCCGGCCAGACGAATAGGCAACTCCCGTATAAACTCGGCTCTCGTGATCATTTGCCCGCCCCCTCTGTGATCTTCCCGGCGCCGTCCGAAAAATAAGCGGCGTCAAGTTTTCGCTGTGTTTCTTCGCGGCGCCGGCGCTCTTCGGCCGTGGCCGCGGCTTTCGCTTCCGGGCTGTCAAAATTGTCAAGCGTGATCCACGCCGGCGGGGTCTCCCATCTCTGCATCTGCCTGTGAAGATGTATTTCCCGGTTGTAATGATCGAGCAGTTTCTCATACGCCATCGCTTTCAATATCGTGAATGAAACGCCCGCTTTCCGCGTGGCCATAACCAATGTGCTGAAGATCTGCTCAAAGGCGAACTCGGCCTCCTCGGGTGTGGCGTTCTCCGTCTGGAGATCTTTATATATACCCTGCTCTCCGTTGAGAAATTCCGGCTTCTGCGCGTCGACCCGATATGCGGTGTCATCGATCCGTTCCTCGGTCCTGGTGTTCTTCATTTGACCCCCCCTATGAAACGGATAGGCCGGAGGAATAAGAGGATCATTTTCGGCAAGCAGATCTCCGTAGATTGACCAGTATTGCGCAACATCACGCAGTGGATCTCTGGATCTGATCTGTCGTCACGCGTCGCCTTTGTCTCGACGACACAAATTATCCTTACTGATTTTGTTCCTTGGTATTTCATCGTGCTTTTTCCCTCTGGCGCCGAGCGTTCGCCGCGATCCGCTTCTTATCGCGACCACTGCCCGCCATGCTATGCGTCAATTCATCGAATGTCCGCGGGGATTCCCGCCAGTCTTTACCCTTATGCTGCTGCTGATATTCGAATTCGGCGACTTTAAGCGTTTTCCCGTGGCGACTATGCTGCTGTGAAACTTCGCGTTTTCCCTTTTTCATCGCGTTTCCTCCACCTTTCAGATAGACATGCTGAAAATGAAGCGAAGAACGAGATATACGAGGCCAATAATGACGGCCGCACTGGTGACGGCACTCACACTCGGCGCGCCGTTGATCGCCTTGTATATCTTCACCATTTCGTCTGTAAGCTTCTGCAGATCTTCCGCATCTGCGGTCTCTGATTCGTCCGCCAGCAATTCCAGCTGGCGGAAGAGCAGTTCTTTTTGTTTGGTGATATTCATCCTCTTCATCCTTCCTATTTATTTACCAATCTTCCGTGATCTACTATCCATTCTCTGCGAGACGGCGGCAGCACGTGAATCGTTAAGCGTGCTGATAAAAGGCGGTTCCGCCGTCTTGCACAAAACAGAGCGTGATATAATGCGGGACATGAAGGATATCTTTGACAATCTGACCGACGAAGAACTTGAAACCTTGCGATATTTTGCGGGACGACAAGGCGAATGGCTTGAGGTTCCGATTGATTGGTGTGTCCGGAGCCTGTATGACAAGGGGTTGCTGATCGGTACAATGACTTGGCAAGGCATCTTTATAAACGCGGGGATTTCCGACAAGGGGCTTGAAGCGCTCCGGTACCGCGATGAGAAAGCCGAGCGTGAGCGCAAAGAAAAGAAACAAGCAGGCAGACGGTATTGGATCCCGATCATTATAAGCAATTGCTTGGCAGCCGCAGCCATTGTCGTCGCCATCATTGCCCTGCTCCACTCTTTATGAAAGCCACTATAGCCACTATGAGAGCAGTTACCGGTAGCATATAACTTATAATTCCCGCCGCTACGGAATGATCGCAGGGGAACTCCCAAACACTTTTGAAAAAATGAAGGATTCTCTTCATTGTGCCGCCTCCGGATACTCCGGAACAATGTTCCCCGATATAACCATATTGGCGATTTCGTCCCGCAGCGCGTTCACTTCATCAAGCTTTGCGTTCAGTAGGGCGGTTTTTTCTTTTATCTCATCCAATCCGTTGATCTGAATTTTCATTTTCGAGCGCCGGATGTTCGCGTTCATCCCAGCCATAAAGCGTGTTCGGATCTATACCCATTCCGACGCAGAACTTCTCGATATCATCAGCCTTGATCGGTTTGTACCCATTCACTAATTGTGAAAAATCTTTCTGCGAATACCCACAGCGTCCCGCAATGAATCCTTGCATTACGCCAGATGTTTCTTTTTCTATTTTTATAAGCATTCGCATTCTTTCAGGAAGATCCATATTTTCTATACCTCCATAATCGCATATCCGAATTTCGGAATTTTCTATATTGTAATTCTGTATTTCAGAGTTGTCAATACTTTTTTTCTGAATTTCGGATATTTTTTCTTTACATTTCATTTTTTGTGTATTAGGATAAGAAAGAGGTAATGAAAAACATGTCGACAATAGGAAAAATGATAAAATTTCATCGCGAACGTTGCGGCCTTAAGCAATCCGAACTTGCGGCTTCTGTTGGCCGAGGGGTATCGGTAATTTCAAATTGGGAAAACGGGACAAACTCTCCAAGCGCAGATATGATTGAATTACTATGCAGTATGCTAAAATGCGATCCCAATTCTTTATTCGGATGGGGAGAGCGTGGACTTCCGCAAAACGAAATTCTCTTGCTCGAGTATTTTCGAAGGCTCAATCAAGATGGACAAGATAGTTTGTGTAATACGGCCTCCGGCCTAACGACAGTTGAGGAATATAAAAAACGTTACATCGATGAATCGATGGAAGAAGACGCATAGCTGAAAGGAGAACGAAATGAAAGTTGTAAGCAAAGCCACATATATACGCCAACTGGCAGAAAATTTCAAAATACAACAGATTTCTCAGGAAGAATACTCCCGGCAGATTGCGTATGCGTTTTCACAGCCTTATATCGAACATGATACCGGAGATGATGTTGATGATGAAATCGCCGCAATGCAAGGGCTTGTGAATGACGGGGTTATTTGGGAAGCGGATTTTATCAAACAGCGAGAGCTTATATCCGCGCTCTCCTCCGCTCAACTGAAAGAGGCGAAAGCGGAATTGAAAGCAAAGGAAAAGGAAGAGTACAACGCCGCTAAAGCCGCGGAGAAGGAGGAACGCGATGCCGCCAGGGATGCGAAAAAAGAAGAGCGTGACGCCGCGAAAAATGCAAAGAAAGAACTGGACGCCGCGAAAAAGGAACGAGATAATGAATTGCGCCGGTTAATGGCAAAGCCAAGAGATCCCGACTCCCCCGCAGCACAATGGGAAAAGGAAGCGGCGGCACGAGTCAAAGTGGAAAAACGTGCGGAAGCGATGGATCAATTGAGGGTTTGGGATGAGCAAAAGCAGGAAAAACGCCAGGCTAAGCTTGATAGCATGTTGCAACGTGGGATGCTTATGGAACCGATCGGATCGCTTCCTGGCAATTTAAACGTGATTCTTTCTTATGACGATACAGGGCTGAGAATTACAGACGCGCACAAGAAAAGCGACATTGCAGTTGTTGTCCCCTACAGCAAAATCACTTTCGTGCGGTATTACTCCACGACTGAAATAAAAAAGGAAATTGAATATCAACAAAAAAACAAGAGCGTCGTCGGGCGCGGAATCGGCGGCGGCATCTTATTCGGTCCTGTCGGCGCTATTGTCGGCGGCATGAGCGGTTTAGGAACAAAAACGAAAGTGAAGAAAACCAAGACAAAGATAACTGATTACTATTTCATTGTGAACTACCGACCGCAACCAGACCAAAATCCGCAGGTAATCGCCTTTGAGATGGACAAATCAATGTCCATGAAGAAATTCGAGGAAGAGCTTATGAACAAAGCGACCGCCGCCGGCGGGATACAAACCGTCACGACGTTATAAAAAGCTGATAGGCGTATATGATGGAAACCATCGAAGACAAATTACTGAATAAATCAATTGAAGCATTTATGCTTGCTGTCGAGTCATATAACAAGCCAACGATCCGATATCGTGTGGAGGGTTTCGCATTTTTTGTCTGTAACGCATGGGAATTAATGCTGAAATCCCATTTAATCAAAACGCAAGGCGAAGCGAGCATTTATTATAAGGACAATCCGGATCGAACACTCAACCTGGAGAATTGTATCCGGAAAGTTTTTACCAATAAAAAAGCTCCGCTGCGCATGAATCTCGAAAAGATCATAGAGCTGCGGAATATCAGTACGCATTTTGTAACGGAAGAATACGAGATGGTATATGTGCCGCTTTTCCAGTCTTGTGTTTTTAATTTTGTTGAAAAAATGCTTGCTTTCCACAACGTTGATATGACGCAATATATTCCGCAAAATTTCCTTACATTGACCGTGACCACTGTCCCGTTCGATGATGGCGTCATACGTGCAAAATATCCGCGGGAGATTGCTGAACGCCTATTGTCTGCTGAAGCGGAGATCACCAAATTAGTTTCCGCAAGCAACGCGGGGTTTGCTGTGACGGTCGAGCACCATTTCTATGTTACAAAGGACAAAAAAGAGGCCGACGCAATTGTCGGCATTGATAGGTCAGCTTCAGGCAGAGTACAGATAGTCAAGGAACTGAAAGATCCGAATATCACACACAACTATCCCGCGGGAAAGGCTATTAAAGAGATAGCCCGGAGACTCAAACACAACGGAATTGAGACTGCTTTTAACGGCTATCACTTCGACCTCTTCTGTAAATACTACGGAATTAAGGACAATGATCGCTTCTGCTACACTCATACGATCTATGCACAGCCAACGTACAGTTATTCTATTCAGGCGATAGATTTTATCGTCGGCGAATACTGCAAAGATCCGGATAATATTATTCAACACATGAAAGGATCCATTAAAAAAGCTGACCCCAGGGGCAAAGGAATTCTTGGTCCATGACCTACTCCCATTCGGGAACCCAGCCTGCGTCCTTCACAAGTCAGCTTGATACCATTATAGTAAAACAAATTTGCTGGGAAATCAATGGTAAAACGGAAACTTATTTAATATAATTTACGCCCGTTCCGGTTGCAGCCGGGCGGGCGCATAGGATGGGCGATCGCGTGACACAATACAACCCTTGATCCGTTTGTATTGTACCATGTCACCGCCCGAAATCACAAGAAAGGCGGTGTTTTTATATGACCAGCAAAACGACTCGTCACGCCGAATTCCGTACGAGCTTCCGGCATGAGGGGAAACGGTATTTCGTCGAGGCCGATACTGAAACCGAACTCGCCATCAAAAAGGAGCTGAAGAAATGGGCGCTCGAACACGGAGATCCGCAGATTAGCTCTCGTACGACTGTCACAGCCTGGGCCGATGAATACCTGCAGACCTGCCGGCGCGACTATATTTCTGACGCCTACTACCGCGGACTTGTTACGTTAAAGAATATTATCACGGAGGAAATCGGAAAAATGCCGCTGGGCGAAGTCAAACGGATCCACTGCGAGGGCATCATCGGGGCGATGGTGCGCAAGGGCCGGTCCCGGGAATATATCACGAAAGTCCGCGGGCTGATGGTTTCGATGTTCGACGCTGCGATCGACAACGAACTCATGATACGGAATCCGGCTGCACGGCTCCGAATCCCGACATCCGCAAAAGCGAAGCAGCGGCGCCGACCGGCAACGGAGACCGAAAAAGAAATCATACTCGCTGCGGCGCGGCGTCTCGGCGATCCGTATCTCGCATACGTTGAGCTGCTGCTGTACTTCGGGCTGCGGCCGTCAGAAGCGGCTCGCGTCCAAGGTACGGATTTCGACGTGAAGCGCCGACGGCTGCGCGTCCGCGGTACTAAATCTGAAAATGCGACCCGGGACGTCCCGATCCCCGAGAATATGATTACCCGTACAGCCGCGTGGCATGCCGAACCGTTTGTTTTAGTCCTCCGGAATAGAAAAGGATGCCTGGTGAATAAACAAGCACGTCTGCGGCTGTGGAGGGCCTTGCGGCGCGAAGTAAATATCAATGGTGGTTGCAAAGTATACAGGAATGAAGTAAAAGCGCCGTTTGCAATGCCGCCCGAGCTGACGGCTTATTGCCTCCGGCACTCCTACGCATCTGATCTGATCGCCTCCGGGATCCCGAAAGAGATCGTCTCTTTGCTTATGGGACACGCCGATGTCGACATGACGGATACCTATATCGATATGACCGAGGACGCGTTTAAGAGCGCATTGCACAAAATCGACAGGAAGAAGCAGCGGCGTCGAATCCTGCGTGTCCCCGGTGGGGATCCCCACCGAATACGGTGGGGAAGTGCTGAATAGTGAGGTATTTTAGAAACCCGAAAATCCAGTTTTCAAGGCATAAAAAACGCCGGGAGCCCTTGAAAACACGGTGTTTACGGGCTTCCGGCACCTGGAGCGGATGAAGGGAATCGGACCCTCATATCCAGCTTGGGAAGCTGGTGTTCTGCCACTGAACTACATCCGCAAAAGGCTGCGCGTTATAGCGCAAGCCTGATTAGTATATCAAAGTTTATATCAAAGTTCTACGCCGATTCC